CGTTGTTGCGTATAATCCTGCAATAAAAAGGTTTTCTGATAGCCTTATTAGATGGGAAGACCAGCCAAACCACTTGAGCAGAAGCGACTGCTCGGCAACCCAGGCCAAAGACCGTTGCCCAAGGAATCAGCCACAATCGCCCTGACCGGCGGATATGTCGAACCACTGCGCCCACTAAACGACGCAGGCCAGTCTTTATGGGACAGCATCTACGCAAAAGGCGAGCTATGGATCAGCGCTCGGACCGACACTCAGTTTTTACAAATGGTTTGCGAACAACACGACCGCAGACTATGGTTGATGGAAAGGATGCAGTCAGACCCTGACAACTGGCGACTCGTTCGTCAGCTGCACGACCTAGAGGTGATGATTAGCAACAACATGGGCAAACTGGGACTCACTCCCGCGGACCGCACTAAGTTGGGCTATGCCGAGGTCAAGGCAAGGTCGAAACTAGAGCAGCTCCAAGAGAAGTGGGCAAAGAATGACCAGCTGGCCTCCTAGGTGGATAACCCCAGTCCCTGACTCTGCGCTTGAAAACTCTCACGGCCTAAGAGCCATTGACTTCATCAACACTTTCGCAACAGTTACAAAAGATTCTGTTGGTGGCGCTGCTGGAGAGCCGATGGTTCTCAGGGATTGGCAGAAGTCACTCCTACTAAATGCCTTCGCCGCAGATGGCGAGGGCTTCAAGCACAAGGTCATCCTGACTGGCGTTCCACGAAAGAATGGTAAGTCGGCCTTAGCATCCGGCGTTGCTCTTTGGTCACTGCTTACTGGCCCCAAGGGTGGCGAGGTTTACTCATGTGCTGCCGACAAGGACCAGGCTCGCATCGTGTTCGGTGAAGCGAAGAAGATGCTTGAGAACGAACCCGAACTAGCCGAGCTTGCCAAGATTTACAGAGATGCCATAGAGATTCCGTCAACCAACTCGGTCTATCGCGTTTTGTCAGCAGAGGCATTCACAAAAGAAGGTCTGTCTCCGACCATGGTTATCTTCGACGAGCTTCACGCCCAGCCAGACCGAGAGCTGTTCGATGTTATGCAACTAGCTCAGGGTGCGCGTGGTAACAAAGCCACTATGTTCTGTATCACCACTGCCGGTCAGAAGTCAGACACCACAGGTCAGGACTCAATCGCTTACTACTTGTATCAGTACGGTCAGAAGGTAGCCCGCGGGGAGATAGACGACCCGACATTCTTTATGGCATGGTGGGAAGCAGCGGCAGAGGCAGATCACAAAATACCCCAGACCTGGATTGACGCAAACCCAGGTTTCGATGACATCTGCGCACGCTCAGACTTTGAATCTGCTGTTCTTCGTACACCTGAAGCTGAATTCCGTACTAAGCGTTGCAATCAGTGGGTATCTAGCAATTTGACCTGGCTGCCGACCGGTTCATGGGACGGACTCAGTGGCGAGCGAGAAGTCACCCCAGATGACGAACTAATCATCGGCTTTGACGGCTCATTCTCCGGTGACACGACCGTTCTAGTCGGTTGCACCATTCCGAAGGAAGACGAGCTGCCTCACCTGTTTTTAATCAAGGCATGGGAAAAGGGGCCAGAGGATGACAACTCTTGGCGAGTCAACATCACAGATGTAGAAAATGAAATAGTCAGTTTCTGCCAGCAACACCCGAAGGTCCGAGAAATAGCTTGTGACCCTTACCGCTGGCAACGCACAATGGCCTTTCTCCAAGAGGAGCGAGGCCTACCGATAGTGGAGTTTCCATCCACATCGCCTTCGCGCATGGTCAAGGCCACTGCACGATTCTTCGACGGAGTTATGGAGAAGAAGCTCACCCACTCAGGCGACCCATTGCTTGCTCGTCACCTTGACAACTGCGTGCTGAAGATTGACAACATCGGTCCGCGCATCGTGAAGGAAAACAGAAATAGCAATCGGCGTATTGACGCAGCTGTGGCAGCTGTTATAGCTTATGAGCGGGCTACCGTGGGTAGAATGGAAGAAGTAGTGCCACAAGTATTTATTTAGGCGGACATGACAGCAACAATCTTGCAAATCTCAGGAGCAGCGCTAGTTTCAATCGGCGCAGCTCTTGTTTACCTGCCGCTGGGAATAATCCTAGCTGGTGTGGCCACTCTTATTTTCGGTATTGCCCTGGAGCGTAGCTAATGCTAAATAATCTATTTGAGAAGCGCGCGATTTCATTTCAGACCGTTTGGGGTTCTGGTGACTTTGTAGATGTTCAGTCACAGTCAGGAACGGTTGTTAATGCCGATACTGCTATGCAGCTCAATGCAGTCTTTTCAGCCGTATCTCTAATTTCAGACACAATCGCAACTCTGCCAGTTGACGCTTACATCAGATCGCAGGGCGCTCGCTATGCACTTCGCCCTAGACCAGCGTGGGTAACTAAGCCAGATGTTGATACAACTAAAGAAGCGTTCTATGGTTCAGCAATTGTTTCTCTGTTGCTAGAGGGTAATGTATTTATTCGTATCTTCCGTAGCCGCGGAGTAATTGTTGACATGAAGGTCTTGAATCCGCTAGATGTAGAAATCAAGCGCAATGGTCAAGGCAGATTGATTTTCAATGTAACTGGTGTAGAGCGCGCACTAACTCAGGATGACATTGTATTTATTCCAGATGTTGTCAAGCCTGGCTCTATTCGTGGAATCTCTCGCGTAGAAGCACTGAAAGAAAACTTCGGTCTAGCATCAGCGCTAGAAAAATACGCAGCACGATTCTTCGGTTCTGGTACTCAGACATCTGGAGTTCTAGAAGTTCCAGGCAACTTGACCGCTGAACAAGCAAAGTCAATGCAAGAAGCATTCGATTCACGCCACCGCGGATGGGCAAGAGCGCACAAGACAGCAATCATCACTGGTGGTGCGCAGTACAAGCCAACGAATGTTCCAAATGACCAAGCTCAGTTCCTAGACAGCCGCAGAATGGCTGTTGAAGATGTAGCACGCGCATTCAACATTCCACCGCACCTCCTAGGACTTCCAGGCACAAACACTTACGCATCAGTTGAACAAAACAACATTGCTTTCGTAACTCACACGCTTCGCCCAATCGCTCAGAAGATTGAAGGAGCCATGACCGCTCTACTTGCTCAGGAGACTGGTAAAGAGGCAGCATTCGTGAAGTTCAGTCTTGATGGGCTACTCCGCGCAGATGTCAACTCCCGTACCGAGGCTTACGCTCGCGGGCTTCAGTCTGGTTACTACAAGATCAACGACATTCGCCGCTTTGAAGACCTAGAGCCAATTGATGATGCTTCAGCCGAGACGGTCCGCGTTCCACTTGCCAATGTCAATGTGGATGCCGCTGACCTATCAGCTATGACAGCCAAGGTAGAAATGCTTCAGCGTTTGGTTCAGTCTGGCTACGATCCAGTGGATGCAGCGGCCAAGCTTGGCCTACCTGACTTCCAGCACACAGGAGCTGTTTCAGTTCAGCTACAACCAGAGGCATAACATGATTACTAATGGTCGCCTTGCTATTGGAACAGTCGCGGTTCCAATTGATGGAGTACATAATCAACCATCTCACATCATTATTCATAATGACGACAGTACTCAGTCAGTCTTTTTAGGTGGCCCAGATGTTACAAGCTTAACTGGTCTAACAATCGAAAAACTAGAATCACTCCAATTTGACCTAGGACCACTAGAGCAAATCTATGCAGTCAGTACAAAAACCAATCACACTATTAGCTGGATGAGGCAGACAATCTAATGCCATATTACATTTCAGACAAGAACCCAGATTGCTCAGGCTGGGCAGTAGAAAAAGCAGACGGTGAAGTCATGGGTTGCCACCGTACCAAAGGTGATGCCATTGATCAGATGGTCGCACTCTCTATTGCAGAAGATATGGAGCCAGGTGGCGAACGAGCTATGCCAGGCAGCCTAAGAGTAGGCGATTATGTTTCTTGGAACAGTTCAGGTGGACGAGCAAGAGGTGAAATCAAAGAAATTGTTGAAGATGGCGTTATCAATGTTCCAGACAGCTCAGTTTCGGTCACCGGTACTCCAGCTGACCCAGCAGCTCTAATTCAGGTTTATGAAGAATATAACGGTGGATGGCGAGACACCGATGTTTATGTTGGACATAAGTTTTCAACCCTTACTCAGATAGCTCCACTTCCAGAGCCAGACGACGAACCTGAAGACATGGACGAAGACGAAGAAAACAGCGCCCCAGATGTCGAATACAGAGAAGTCAACCTAGAGCCGCCCTCATACATGAGAGCAGCTGCCCGTAGAGGCCTTGAATACTATGAGCAAGGATTCGGTGGAGATGGATTGGTTGAACGCACGATTCGCGAAGCAAGAGCCATGGCAGCGGGCAATGTCACTGCTGATAAATGGGTTAGGATTCGGGCTTGGATTGCTCGTCACCTTCCTGATTTGGACAGTCCCGCCGCCGATCCTAATTCAGACGATTATCCTAGTCCTGGCGTAGTGGCTCACCTCCTTTGGGGTTCGGGTCCATCAAAGCGTGCAGCACAACGCACACTTACCTATGCAGAAGGTGTCGTTGCTAGAATTGAAGCAGAAAACGAAGGCCGAGCGAAAGGCGAAGCATTGTCGAAGATAGAAACACGCATAACTCCGATTGAGCTGGAGGAGCGTGAAGATGGCGACTACATGACCTTTGAAGGTTATGCAGCAGTGTTCAACACACCATCTGAGCCATTGCCATTCATTGAGCGAATCGCCCCAGGTGCATTCAAGCGTTCAATCGAAGCCCGTAACGACATCAAGCTTTTGTGGAACCACGACAGCGGAACCGTCCTTGGTTCAACTCGCGCTGGAACCCTAAAACTTCAGGAAGACGCCCGTGGCCTCAAGGTCATTGCACGCCTTCCAAACACAACCGCTGGACGCGATGCCTCAGAATTGCTACGCCGTGGCGATGTTGATTCCATGAGCTTTGGATTTAGTGTGCCAGCAGGCGGAGATGAATGGTCACAAGACGGATCAGAGCGCACCCTGCGTTCAGTGCGTTTGCACGAAGTCTCAATCGTGGCCTGGCCAGCATATAGCTCTACAGCCGGCACCACTTCGGTCCGTGGCCTAGACAGAGTGGCCGAAAGAGCCAATGTTGACGCAGATGCTCTAGCTGACGCCATCGTCAAGCTAGAAGAAGGCAAGGAGCTTTCGGAAGACGAAGGCCGCTTGCTAAATCAAGCTATTAGCTCCTACACCGTCAAGGAAGAAATCCAGGCGGAGGGCGACCTAGACAAGCTTGCTCTAAAGAAAATGAAGCTAAAACTACTGACAGGAAAGTAACATGGCGACTAAAGAAGAAATCAAAAAGGCGATTCTCAAGGTCGCCGGAGACCCAGAGTCGGGCGACATTTTTCAGCTTGCAGACGCATTCGCTGAAGCAATTGTTGGCTTAGACGCACCAGCCAAGGCTGAGGCTTCCTCCTACAAGCCAACTCAAGAAACTCGCGTTACGAAGGCTGACGAACAGCGGTAGCCCCTGACCGCTTGAAGCGAGTTCCCCCAGAGCGTCCTTTCCTCTGGGGGTTTCGCTTTTATTGTGGAATTCAGCTGTAAAATTTATTTATCGGATGTGAGTCAGCTCTGCCGTGTTCAGTTTGCGTCAGCGCAACTGTCCAATGTAAACAATCAAATAGGAGACTAAATGTCTGAGTTCGTAAAGGCTCAGCAGGAAATCCGCGCTAACCTAACTGAGCAGATCCGCGATGTAATCGAGGGTGCTGAGAAGGAAGGCCGTGGACTTGACGCTGCTGAACTGGAGAAAATTGACCGCATTGAGGCCGACATCAAGCGTGCCGACGATGCAATTGCTGTTGCCAAGCGCAACGAGGAGCGCGCAGTAGAGGCTTCCGTAGCTTCTAAGGGCTTCGCTCTACCAGAGAAGTCAGAGCGCAACGCTTCTGATGTTCTACGCGAGATTGCTGCTACACGCGGCGCTCACACCTTCAACCGCGAGGAGAGAACTCTAGTTCCTTCCACCAACACCGTTCCAAAGTCGTTCTACGATGAGGTATTCGATGTTGCTCGCCTAGTTGGTCCAATGCTAGATGTCGGACAGAGAATCAACACCACTTCTGGTGAAGACATCACCATCCCAACCCTGACTGCATACAGCACCGCAACCCTAAAGGCTGCTGGTTCTGCTATTGACGAGTCAGAGCCTACCTACAGCTCCATCACTCTAGGGGCATATAAGTATGGCCTGCTAATTCCTGTGTCGAACGAACTGATCGCTGATGCTGGATTCAATATCTCCGCTCACCTTGCTGAGCAGGCAGGTAACGGCCTAGGTTACGCAGTAAACGCTGCTCTAACCACTGGTGACGGAAGCGACAAGCCAAACGGTGTTGTAACCGCTGCTGGCTCAGGTGTAACTGGTGGAACTGGTGTTACCGGTGGATTCACCGCTGACAACCTGATTGACCTTCAGTACACCCTAGACGGCGCAGCTCGCCGCCTACCAGGTGTTGCTTACATGGCTGCTGGTGCAACCATCGGTGCAATGCGCAAGCTAAAGGATGACGCAGGTAACTACCTATACCAGGTCAATGTTGGACAGCCAGACAGCTTTGCTGGCTACTCAGTCATTGAGAACCCAGGTATGGCCGCTATCGGAACTGGCGCAAAGTCCGTTCTATTCGGTCACTTCCCAAGCTACAAGGTCCGTGTTGCTGGCGGCGTTCAGGTTGCAACTTCAACCGACTACGCATTCAACACTGACAGCACCGTATTCCGCGTGCTAATGCGTGTTGACGGCGACCTAACCCACGCCTCACACATCAAGTACTTCAAGGGCGGCGCAAGCTAAACCTTGAAATAGGTGAAACCCCCGTAGTTCTAGGTTGCTACGGGGGTTTCTT